TCATTCCGTTCCGACAACAAGGTTGTAAAGATCTTTGTCGCCCATAGCCTTAATTACCTCCTTCTTTTTATCGCCAGTTACCTCAATCTGCATTATCAGCTTTGCCTCTCCGGGCTGTGCCTGATCATGCAGTCGGAATTGCTCGAAGAAATCATAGTCCAAAGCCTTGCACAATCTAAACAAATCGTTTACATAAAGGTCGTTTTTCTTTAACCAACCATTTAACCTTTGAGGTGATATGCCAGCTTTTTTAGCCACATAATCCTTTCTCAAAGCCTTTGACTCAATGACACTTGCGATCATTGGTCCTAACCCTTTTGTTTCCGTTTTCATAATATACAAATTTAATAAATTGTTTATAATTGATTATCAATAATTTATAAATATTTTCAAATTTTTACTAAAAAAATTGTTTAGCGAATAAATAAATTGTTTATTTTTGCATCGTTAAACGCATCGTTAAACAAAATATTATTCATCATGTCAAAGTTTCAAAAGTTCTATGAGAAATTGAACCGAAAAAACCAGCTTGATTTTCAGCATCGGGTGCTCGAACAATGCAAGATGAAAAACCCATCTTCATTTCGCCAATGGAGCAACGGATTGAATGTGCCCGAGGTTCATCAGAACACAATCAACACCATCGCTCTTGAAATGTTCGGAAAGAAAATTTTTTAAAATAGTTATACTATGAGATCTTCAGACCTGAAAAAAGTGACCCGTGCGGGATTTACAGTTATCCGCCCGGCTGATGTGCCAGCATTCCGCATCCAAAGCTACACCGTGGTTAACGGCTGGATTACCATGTGCGAATATCGCACCAAGGATGAACGCGATCACGCCCTCGAAATCCTACTCGAAAATAAACACATGATTTTAGATTAGGAGGCAGCTATGTATCGGCGACACCGCCTATCTGCGCACTCCTGAAAACGGATGCAACTTCGGTATAGTTATAGCTAAACTCGACGGCATGGTGCGACTCGACTTGCCCGACAACCGTCAAGCTTCATTTTTCTACAACGAATTGTTTTAATAAAAAATACCATTATGAATCCAAACACAAAACCATGCTCCAATTGCAAATATGGAGTTTTTGCACCAGACCCATTCGAAATTATGTGCAGCATAGGAAAGGCTAAATTCAATATTGAAGAAAAATGTTTCTATTATCAACCTAATAAAAACATTGAAGAATCAGAAAAGATAACAGAAAAAGAAGCTTTGCTCCGTGCTAAAAGAATAGCCGAGCAAGAATTTGAAAATGGTATTGAACCAGTTCTGAAAGGCATAAAAGACATCTTGCTCAATACATTTATCAGGGGTATTGAAACAGGGATTAATGCAGCACGATTTATTGCGGAGACAACGGAAACGAAGACACGCTGAATGAGTAACGAATAAAAAGCAGAGACACTATGGCAAAATTATTTGCATTTTTAAACGCATCAGTGAACAAGAAAATGGCGGGCATGGTCAAATGTGGCTATGCAAACGGATATGTGGCAGTGCCGCCGGAGCATCCATTCCATGGCTGTCACTATGACGATGCAAACGACACAATCCACATCCACGGAGGTCTCACATTCTCGTCTTCTGTGGCTGACATTAAGAAGCATCCCGAATGGAAGGAACATACGGAGTGTATCGGTTTTGAATCACTTGACGAGATACCAGATGACTACTATGTATTTGGTTTTGACACAATGCACTGGGGGGATGGAGGACTTGACCGCGATTGGTGCATCAACGAGACAAAGAATTTGTTATCGCAGTTAGAGAAATTAAAGTCCACTGCCCAATGACCACCTACGACTAATAAAAAAATACCATTATGAAAACACTGCGCCTCGTTCTTAAAAAGCATTGGTATGATATGATTGCCAACGGCGATAAGTGTGAAGAATATCGCGACATAACACCATATTGGCGTAGCCGCTTTTTTAAAGAATATAAAAAGTGCGAGCTTCGTACCATTGTCACCGGTGACCCTCTTACTGATGCCATCGACACCTGCAGTTACTGTAAGAAGATGCAGTTTCGCCATTACGATTTCGTAACTTTCTACATGGGTTACGCTAAGAATCGCCCTCAAATGACATTTCCTATCGAAAGCATCACAATCGGCATAGGCCGTAAAGAATGGGGTGCTCTTCCTTATAAGACTTTTATAATCAAATTCATTAAATAAGAATACTATGTCACAAGAAAAACCAATTGAAAAGCTCTGCGGCTACTGCAAAAACTTTGTCCGCAACACCGAAGCCGACCGCAACAACCGCGGCGCTGGCTTCTGCAAGGTAATCCAAAACAAGATGAAAGACGGTAAGCTCGTCAATCCTTACCCGATTCAGATCTTTGCTCACATGCACTGCAGCAATAACGAATTTATACATAACCAGAACTTATTCACAAGAAAGCCATGAGAATCACCACCATCGAACTCGACATCCGTGAGCTCCTATTTCTGCTCACACACGACAATCTCCAGCGCGCGGCCGACCGCCAACAGAACATCAAGCCAGGCGGCATCGTCAACGACAAACCTGAAAACAAACCAGCCGAAGCCGGCGAAGAAATCAAGCCAGCTTCACGGGCAAAGAAGCCTTCAGTCACTGTGGTTGAACGCCCAGCTTACGAACCCAATCCTGCATCCTCGAAACGTAAAACCAATAGCGACCGCCGTGTTGATATTTGCAAACCCGATTCAACAGAGTGGATCGAATGCCAGGACTATGAAGAAGCAGCATCCAAAATAGGTTGCAACTTCAACACAGTGCTCACAGCCATCCGCTTAAAATGGGCTGAATGTCATGGCTGGAAAATCAGAAAACACATCGATTCAACCCAAAGTGAAACTGCGTGACGTTCTTTTGGCCAATCCGTAGTCACTCTAAAGGCCTTGAGTAAATAAACAAAATGTTGAACTAAGCGTTAGCTATTGATCGCGTAACGGCAATAAGAATGCACCAGGCTTAACGATTTTGTTTTACTCTACGCTTCAAAATTATCTTAAACTGTTAGCACAATCGCATTCATTGACCGCTGCGACAGCAGGACAGGAAGAATGCACCACGGAAGCGAAAGGAAAATTAAAATAAGTATTCATATTTTTCAATGTCACCTGAAAAAGGCAGGTGTCGGGTGCGAACCCCGTGTTTATATTTTAAGTTGCTCGTTTGGCGGTTCGATTCCGCCCGCTTCCACAAAGTAACCTTATAGATTTTATCGTTATGAGCATCACAAAATTAGACATCAACCGTGTGGCCGAATCCATAGATTTGGTCGAACTGGTAGGCCGCACAGTAAAGCTTGAGCACCGTGGACAGAACATGGTGGGCTGCTGCCCATTTCACAACGAGAAAACAGGCTCGTTTACAGTAAGCCCCACTCGGCAAACTTACCACTGCTTCGGATGCGGCGAGCACGGCGACGTGTTCAGCTGGGTGCAGAAGCAGGAAAGCTGCTCGTTTCCTGAAGCGGTGCGCAAGCTGGCAAAACAGGCTGGAATCGACCTCCACGAAGAGGAACGCACAGCCGACGACATTGCCCGCGAAACCAAACGCGAAGCCATGTACCTGCTCACTCAGCAGGTAAACGATTGGTTTGTCGAGCAGTTGAATGCCAACCAGCAGGCAAAGGACTACGCCTTCAAGCGCTGGAAGTCGGATGCCAAAACCAACTATATCCAAGCCACAGGAATAGGCTACGCACCGGCAGGCCGACATTTTTTAGACGCAGCCCGCGCAAAAGGCTGGAACCAAGACCTTTTGCGTGAGCTGCATCTGATAGGCACTAACGATCGCAATCAGGACTATGCCATGTTTCGCGACCGTATCACTATCCCAATACGCAGCCGCTCAAACCTCATCGAAGGTTGGACGTGCCGCGACCTCAGCAACAACGAGAAGGCTCCCAAATACCTCAACTCTACCGATAGCGAACTTTACCACAAGAGTACGTCGCTTTTCGGTATAGACAAGGCTAAGCCGGAGATTCGAGCCACCGGAAAAGTTTATGTGGCCGAAGGTGCGCCCGATGTGATGCGCCTTCAGATTATAGGAGTGAACAACGCCGTCGCACCTCTCGGTACCGGCACCATGGGCAAAGACCAGTTTGACCTGCTTCAGAGCTGTTTCCCTAAAACAGGCAAACGCCAGCTTTGCATCTTGCCTGATGCCGACATCACCAAAGCCGACGGCACCAACCCGGGTCAGAACACAGCCATCCGCATCGGCACCGAAGCACTCGGACGCGGCTATTCGGTTCTGATCAAAAACATCCCAACCGAAGGCGCCAAGAAAGAAGATCCCGACAGCTACTTCACCTCACCGACACTCTTCAAGAAAACTCCCGAAGAAGACTTCATACTCTGGTATGCTAAGCTTCGCCTCGACCAAACAGAAAACCTTGAAGGTATCAACGAGGTTGTAGGCGAGATTGCCGCCATGGTTGCCCGCATCGACAATGAGAGCCTTATCGAGAACTATAAGAAAGAGCTCAAGTCATTATATAATAATACAGCTGCATGGACTAAAGCCATCAATACAGCCAGTAAGGACCTGAAAAAACAGGAAATTGAAAACAAAGCTTTCTCAAAAGAAGGCTTCACAAAATACGGCTTTTATGAAAGCGGAGGAGGCTACTGGAGCCTGCAAGGTCAGACGGAGCTTCGTTGGAGCAACTTCACCATGAAACCGCTTTTCCACATCAAAGACGTAATGAACACTAAGCGACTTTACGAGCTTCGCAATGAAAACGGCCTGAAGGAGATTGTAGAGCTCAAGCAGGAAGACCTGGTGTCGCTCTCAAAGTTCCGTCAGCGCATCGAAGGTCTCGGCAACTACATCTTTGAAGCCAACGAACAGTGCCTCATCAAGCTTAAGCGCTATCTCTACGAACAGACGGAGACAGCCTCTGAGGTGCAGCAGCTTGGATGGCAGCACCAAGGCTTCTATGCCTGGGGCAACGGTGCCTTCTATCAAGGCTCGTTTATCAAGGCCGACGATTACGGCATTGTGCGCATGCCCGACGGTCAGAACTACTATCTGCCTTCAGCCTCCAAAATCTATAAAGATGATACGATGTATCAGTTTGAGAAGCGCTTTGTGCACCTCGGCTACAGCACTGTGACATTGCGCCAGGTGGCCGATGCCATGATTCGCACCTTCGGCGACAATGCCAAAGTGGGATTGTGTTTCTTCCTCGCCACTCTGTTTCGCGACGTGGTGACCGGAACTCTGAAAGCTTTCCCTATTTTAAACCTGTTCGGACCGAAAGGATCAGGAAAGAGCGAGCTGGGTCATACGTTGATGAGTTTCTTCATCATTCAGAACATTCCGCCAAACCTTTCAAACTCAACCATCGCAGCTTTGAGCGATTCGGTGGCACAGTGCGCCAACGCCATTGTGCACCTTGACGAGTTTAAAAACAACATCGACCTCGACAAGCGCGAGTTTTTGAAAGGCTTGTGGGATTCGGCAGGCCGCACCCGTATGAATATGGACCGTGACAAAAAGCGCGAGCAGACACGAGTTGACAGTGGTATTATTATTTCCGGTCAAGAAATGGCCACCGCCGACATTGCACTCTTCAGCCGCTTCGTGTATCTCACCTTTAATAAGACTGAGTTTAGCACCATGGAACGCAACAACTTCGCAGAACTCGACCGTCTGCGTAAGCTGGGATTCAGCCATATTACTCTCGACATACTCAACCACCGTGAGACGTTCAAACAGAACTTCGCCGCCATGTATCACGCCACAGCCACCGAAGTGATGGACCGACTTGGCGACGTGGTGGCAGAGAGCCGTATAGTGAACAACTGGACCACGCTGGCAGCAGCTTACCGCACTTTGGAACACTGTTTGGATCTGCCGTTCAGCTATGCCGAGATTTTAAAGATTGCCATCGAAGGCATAATCCGTCAGAACCGCGAGTGCAAATCGAGCGACGAAATCGCTAACTTCTGGGCTGTTATCGCTGCAGCACAGCAAGACGGCGACTTCATTATTGATTACGACTACCGCATCCAGTCGAAGGATAAGCTCTCCACTCTGAAGGCAAGCATAACCTTCCAGAGTCCGCGACCAATACTCATGCTCAATTGCAACAGCTTGTTTTCATGCTACTCACGCAAAGCCCGCGACATGGAAATCACACGACTGCCTAAAACTTCAATGGAATACTATCTCGAAAACTCGAAAGAGTATCTCGGCAAGCTTCGCGCTGTGCGTTTCCAAAGCAAGGAGAAAGGCAAGCCTCTTTATGTGCTCGACACAAGCGGCTCACAAGGTCAGTTCAAACAGGGTTCGGGTATTAAAATGGCATACTGTTTCGACTATCTCAAACTCATGGAAGCCTATGGCTTGAGTTTGGATGTTGAAGCGCATGGAGTGGATGAAGATGTGTAAAACGTTGATTATCATGGAAAACATATATTTTTTTGAAAAAATATTTTTTTCTGATGAGGCAAAAACACGTTCAACATCGTCAACATTTTCAACAACGTTAATAATCAATAAGTTAAGTATATTTTTACATAGTCAACAACTGTCAACATTTGTCAACAAAATGGGTATTATTTTCAATTTTTCAACAAATTGCAACATTTTCAACAGCCGTTCAACAAAGTTGGTTTTGTAACTCGCTGAAAATCAATCTTGTTGAAAAAATAATGTCTGTTGAACTTGTTGACGCAAGATATATAGGTCTGCCAAAACAAAAATAAAATTATGGAAGGGTTGTATGTTAAAGCCCATGTGGGCAAAAAATTGAGACAATATCTGCTCAATTCTTACCAGAACGGAATCATTACTCCGCCGCGCGACTCCGCTCTGATCGGCATCATCAAACCGCACTTGGAACTCAGCTCCGAGGAAATAGAGTTTCCCGATGATGAAATCATCCTTATTGAGCTCCCTGTCAACTCTGAGCCTGTGTATCACCATGGAAATAAAAAAGTATATTTTTGCAACACTCTTTGGAGGAACACTCTTTCGGAGCTCGGCCACCGCAGGGTTAAACAGTTCTTTGAAAACTTTTTCAAACACGCCTTCCGGATCTATATGGATGGTTATTATGAGGCTCAGGGTTTATACAAACTCGATGATGCCCGAATGAAGGTGAAGGACGGAGTTGTGCAGTACCTGATGCAGTATCACATCGACTTCGATGAGAAACTTATTTCGGCACTCACACGCGACTGGTGGCGGCATCGCGACCTCAATGAAAATTACAAATTTTCGCCTTTAGTTTGTTGATAATCAAATATTTTCGGTAGTTTCGTGTCATTAAAAATTTTAAAGAAATAAAAATATTTTCGATAGTTTTACGTCATTGGAAATTAAACCAAAATAATATGAATAAAGTTGGATTAAAAAGAATAGGCATCGCCGACAAAATTTCAATCAACGACATCAACCAGTCGCAGCAGGGTAGTTCTGTCAGCCTCAGAGGCATCCAACCGGGTGTGCTCTGGTTCGCTTCGATCGACCAGCGCGACTCATCGCTGTCGGAAGAGCTTTCTTCCGACGAAAACGGTTTGAAATATGATATTTCCGTCAACTTCGTGGTGCGCAACACCTCTGATATTGCGCGAGTTAAAAAATACATGCGCCGCCCTGTGGTGATGCATGTCGAAACCGTTGACGGCAACTCTATCACTCTTGGCACTCCCACCTACCCGGTGTTTATGGAGACCGAAGACGAGTGGAACAACCTCACCGTGCGACAGCTCTCCGTCAAGGTGAAATATGAGAGCCTGACCTCATTGATATAGGTGGTTCGGTCACTTACAGTGCCGACAACGACTATATTTTTGCAACGATCAAAAACCAAAATTTTTTTGTATGACAAAACGACAGAATCTGTTATATAAGGCATTCCAGTCAACTTGGATGATGGATGCCAAAACAGCAGGCGCCGCCTTCCAGCTCTTCAACGACATGGTTGGCGCCGCCCGCCTTAAGGCTAAGTATTCGGCTATCGAATACGATCTTCTCGAAGACGACGACTTCGACTACGAAGACACCTATTACAATTTCCGTCTCACCAACAAGGAATATCCTGCCATCCCGGTAGGCAAACACGTCAACGTGGTTCGCGTTGAAGGTGTGATGATGCGCGACGAAGGCTTGTGCCAGCCTGGTACCCGACAGCTGGCCGACTGGCTTTGCCAGGGTGATGCCGACAGCCGTGTTATCGCCAACATCCTCCTTGTCGATTCAGGCGGAGGCGCTTCCGACTCGGTCAAGGATCTGGCCGACGCCATCGGCAGCTGCTCGCATCCGGTTATCGCATTTTGCGACGGCTATATGTGCAGCGCCGCCTACTACGTGGCAAGCTACTGCAAGCACATCATGGCCAACGATGGCCGCAACCTCGTGGGCTGCATCGGCACTATGATTGAGTTGGCCGGCACACCAAAGAACTTCACCGATCAGGACGGTGTGGTTCATGTGCGTATCTATGCCGACGGTTCGGAAGACAAAAACAACGACTACGAAGAGGCATTGAAGGGCAACATCGAGCCTATCAAGCAGCAGCTGCTCAATCCTTTGGCCGAAGACTTCCGCAATGCGGTCGAGGCTAACCGACCTGCATCGCTACCTGAGCAGCGCAAAGGCCGCACCTTCTTTGCTCAGGACGTGGTCGGCACTCTGATCGACAGCGTCGGCTGTTTTGCCGAAGCCGTCGATAAGGCAATTGAATTATCAAACATCAATATTACTACAATGGAAGGCTACAACAACATTCAGAGCATCGCATCATGCGCCGACCTCCAGCAGGTTGACGGAATGGTGACATTGAACGCCGAGCAGCTCGGCGCTATAGATGCACAGCTTGCAACACTCTCACAGGAGCGCGACCAGTTCAAAGCCGAAGCCGAGAAAGTCGCCAACCTGACTCAGGAGATTGACTCTCTGAAAGAGACAGTCAGTCAGAAAGATGCCCGCATTGCAGCACTCGAAAGCGCCATCAACAAGGCACAGGAAGAGGAAGCCGCAGCGCAGGCCATGCACAACGGTAACCCAGCAAAACCGGAAGACGAATTTCAGGAAGCAACCGACGAGGAAGCTGCCGAATACGCCCGCAAGGTTGTCAACGGCGAACTCTAATTCACGGATTCAATAATTAATAACAAAAACCAAACATTTATGTCAGTAAACGTTCCTACAATCGCTGATGTGTTGGTCAACTCCAACCACCAGTTCCGTAAAGAGGTTATGGCAATGCCTTTGGCTTCAATCGACGAGTGGGCCAAACACGTTCGCATCATCAACAACCTCAAGGGTAAGGAAACAGAGAGCGTGGTACATCCAGGCGCTCACTTCCGCCCATACAATGCAGAGGGCGCTGCCACAGGCACAGCCACTCTGAAGGCTCGTACACTCGAGACTCTCCCTGTCGAGATCCTCGAAGAGTTCGATCCTGAAGCATTCTACACAACCATTTTCGGCGAACCGGTCAACGCTGAAAAGATTGACCTCCCGATCGTCAAACGTCTTTTGACAGAAGAAATGCGCAGCGCATGCCGTGGTTTGTGCGATGTGGCCGCTGTGGGCGACTATAACAGCGAAGGCACAGGCAACCTCGACTGCAGCGACGGCTTCGACACAATCATCAAAGACGAAAAGACAGCCGGCAACATCACTCTCGCCAAAGGCAACTTCATGACATTGGGCACAGTGTCAGAGTACAACATCGGCGACAAGTGGAGTCTCATGTACAAACGCCTCAACGAAAGCCTCCGTGGCGACAGCAAGACCAAGTTGCAGCTCATCTGCTCGTTCCGCGAGAAAGAGATGTACAACACTTGGTATGCAGCCAAGTTCGGTCACGGCAACTTCGCTGGTGTCCCTACACAGCAGTACCTCCACGGTACCGACAACAAAGTCGAAATTGTTGCCCTCCCAGGTATGGATGCAGCAGACCACTGCTTCATCACAACAAAGGACAACATGAAGATCGGTCTCGACACAATGCCTAACGACACTCGTTTCGAGATCAACAAGGTCGATAATCCGCACTTGGTGCAGATGTACGTGAAGATGTACTTCGGTTGCCAGTTCGTATCAATCGACAAAGAATTCCTCTTCGCAGCTTCAAGAGTTGTCAAGAGCGACGATGTTTACATGGTTGCATCAGCCGACGAGATCGTGTTTGACGACACAGCTCTCAGCGCAAGCGACACAGAGACTATCACTCTGTTTGGCTTCAACCTCACAAGCGCATCAACAGTAAGTGTTGAAGGCACCAACGCTGGCATGTTCAGCTCAAGCGCCGCCTCAATCAGCGCCGACGACGGCAACGCAACAGCAGGTAAGACTCTCACACTCACCTTCAGCCCGACAACATCGGCAGGTGACAAGACAGCTGTTCTCCACATCAAGAACACAACCGACGACGTCGATCTCCGCATCACTCTGAAGGGCAAGGGTACTAATTCTTAATCTTTAAACAAGGAGGTACATTATGAATCTTTCAGACATTAGTTTCAACATCGGTTCCATCAACCCTTCAGGCATCGGCGATGAAGTGTACTTCATCCCAAAGCAGCACATCACAGCATGGCCGTCAATCAGCAATGATTTTGCAACAGCAGCCAGCGCCGACAAGTACGCAGGCTACGACGGCAGCTTCACCCTTGCTGCAGGCAAAACCTGGACTCGCCTCTACAACACACAGGGCAAGGGCAAGATCAGCTGGGAGTACAGCGGCGAAACCGACTGCAAGGTTGTGACCAACAAGGCTACATTCAGCTATCCGAAACTCACCGACGACAGCCGTTCGTTCGCTAAGTTTGCCTCAAACGGTGACTTTGTGTTCATCGCAAAGCACGACGGCAAATACTACGTGATCGGCTCTCCTGACTACCGCGCAGTGGTGACACCTAACGGTGACTCAGGCGACGCTGCAGGTTCGGCCAAAGGCATCACCATCGAGATCGAGTGCCCAGACGTCACTCCATTGCCAACCTACGCAGGCAACCTCGTGTTGTCAGACGGCACATTGGCAACCTCGACAGGCACCTTCACAGCCTCACAATCTTAACGAAATCAATGTAACATGATTACACTGAAGACGTTACAAAACCAAGACGGCTACACCTTCGAGGAGGGTGTAGCCGTTCTTGTTATGTGCGGCACAGCTCCCGGAGTGGTGCAGCATATACAGCGCACACACAATCGCGGCTATCTCAACTGTGAGCTGGCCAAGCTGTTGCGCACACCTGGCATGGCACACCGCATCCGCATGAAGTATCCCGATCAGGACGAAGCCGTGGCAAAAACCGAGGTTGCCGAAGAAAAAGCCACCGAAATTGCCACACCTGAATCAGAACCGAAGGCAGTCGAGCCTGAGGTTAAAACAATGCTCGACGTGCGTTCTGACCGTGCCACCCGCTTTGAGGATATGCCTACCGAAAAGGCCCGTGAGCTCTGGCTCAAGAAACAAGACAAATACCGCCTCATGCAGCAAAAGCACCTGCAGATGCGCAAGGTGGCCAAGGGCGAGAAACACAATGAGCAGCGCGCCAAGCTGCGTGCCGAAGTGGTGAAGCTCGACGGCGAAATCGACAAACTCTGGAAACAGATCGACGAAGAGGTGGCTCTCCATGGTTAAAACGGATGTCAGAAGTACCGATTTTAATACCAGGAGTGCGAGTATGCCGACAGAACTCAATGAACATTCTCCGGCAAATAGTAAATATGACAGGTTGCGGAAGCTCGTTGACAATCTTCTCGTATTCCGTAACTGATGGCTGGTTACGCCAGCTTTTGAAGTTGAAGATTGATATGGATGTGCAGCACATCACACTGATTCTTGATAAGGATGTGATGGTTCGCCATCGTAGTAAACTGTTACAAATTGAAAGGGTAGCAGACGAAGCTTATCTGACTGACAGTCACGCCAAGCTTTACTTTTCAGAAGGTAATGGCAAGGCTGTGGCCGTCATTACTTCTGCTAATGCTACCAACAATTATAGAAACGAATGTTATTATGGAACAGACAGACCAAACGAAATCGAGCAAATCCGCCTCGATGTCCGAACAATTCTTCAATCAGCTGTCAGAATTGACAGTTGAAAAACAAGTTGAAGAGTTATCATCATTGTTTTTCACTATCAGCGAGATAGCTCTCTTCATTGGTGAGGACGCAGAAACCCTGCGTTCTTCAATCATGTTCAATAAAGATTCCGAGATTTCAAAAGCTTACAATCGTGGCAAGCTTCGCACTCGTATTCTGCTACGCTTCGATTCACGAAAATTCGCACTCAGCGGCAGCCCGCAAGCTGTTCAAGAAATGAGAGAATATTTATCAGACCAAAACATTGACGAAAATGCGTGACGAAAATTTTGAAATGATTGTAAATAACATGTTTCTCCCTGTAGGACAAAGGAAACCTTTGACGGAGAATCAGGAGAAACTGTTGCAGGAGGTTACCGACTGCTATAATCTTCAGCTTCAAAAGCCTATGATTAGCAAGGTTAACCTCAGAAACTACCTTATAAATAAATACCAATGTTCTCAGATACAGGCTTATAAGATAATCCAGTATGCTGCTACGGCATTGGGTAATGTCAATTCTTCTCACAAAAACTGGGTGCGTCAACGCATTGAGTTTTTGTGCGAAGCTGCTTACATCGCCACTGAAGCTAAAGACTTCAAAAAGAGCGAGTCTTTGACAAAAATCGCCAATGTACTCGCGAAAGCGTTCGCCACCAATCTTGATGAGGGCGAACTTATCAACGCGCAGCGTTATTTGGAGATTGATAAGGTCAATATTGTTATTGACCCCGCTGCAATCGGCATCAATATCTCACCAGTTAGCCAGAAGGAGATCGATAAACAGCTGCGTAAGTATCAATTCGAAGATGTTGACTATGAAACTTTAGACGATGAAACAGATTTATCTTCACAAGGGGCAGCTGCTATATAAGCTTTGCAGCGCTCGCGACAGCGTAAATATTTGCTCCCGTCGATGGGGTAAGAGTTTTATTGTCGCTTTGCGTGTTATGGAAAATGTGCTTGAAATGCCTGGTTCAACAGGTGTGTTCGTCGCTTCTTCATTCCGTCAGGCTCATTCTCGTACTTTACCGTCGATGCTTCAGGCGATGAAAGATTTTGGTTGGGAACGTGATGTGCATTACGTTATTGGTCACCGACCGGATGTTAGGCTCGGTTTTAAAGATCCCGCGTTTTGTCCTTCAGATCTTAAGGATGTTATATGGTTCGCCAATGGTACAATCATGGTGATAGTCTCTCAGGAGGTGGTTATGTCGGCCAACTCAATGACAATACATTGGCTTGTAGGTGATGAAGCAAAGGGTTTGGACTATGATAAGCTTTCAAATGAAATCTTTCCGGCAATAGGCGGTTCTGATCGTTACTTTAATAATCCGGCCCAGTTCCCGCATTTATGGGGTACTCATTTCTTTACAGATATGCCAACAAACAAAGATGGTTTGTGGCTGATTAAGAAATACGAGTCGGAATACGATAAAGAGCTTTGCGATACCATCATTGCCATGGAGTGGGAGATTAATGGTTTGCTGCAGCAACAACCCAATACGTACAACGTGCGTAAAATAGCACATCTCCGAAAAGAAGCCAATTTGCTTCGTTCGAAGGCTCTTTATTACCAGGAGCGCCCAATCTTCGACAATATCGCAGTGGTGGGTGCTGATTATGTGAAGCGTTGTGAACGTAATCTTACTCCGTTGGTGTTTCGTACATCAATACTTACTAAGCGTATTGATAAAGTGGAGGGTATGTTTTACGATGCTTTTGATCGTAAAATACACACCTATCATGCAACCGACAACAACAAGCTTAATGACTACCGTGCTCAAAATTATAATTGTTTACTCGACACGGATATTGAACGCACCAAGCCTTTAGCTATCTCCTTCGATTATGGCGCGCTCATTAACTGGCTCGTTGTCGCTCAGATTCAAGGCAATCTACATAAAACTCTGAAGAGTTTTTATACCAAACACAAACAGCGTTTGCGTGAAGTAATCCAGTTATTCTGTGAATACTACAAAGAGCATCCAAATCGGACACTCTACTATTACTACGATTCTACAGCACTCGCCACAGGCTACGTAGAGCTGGGGCACTCCGCCTATGACATCGTTCATGAAGAATTTCGTAAACATGACTGGTACATCCACGACATTTACATGGGCAACCCAATGAAACATGATGCAAAACACCGCATCATCAATGAAGCTTTCACTGGTCGTGAAAAACTTATGCCTATGTTTAATGCCGATAATAATGAAGAGCTGCTTCAGGCAATTTGCCTTGCAGAACTTCAGATTGGCAGTCAGGGCGTTCGTAAGAATAAGTCGGCGGAAAAGTCGGATGAGACCGACACAAATCTTCCGCTCGAGCTTCGTACTGACGCCACTGACGCATGGGACACAAACTTTCTTGGCTGTCTTACATATCCATACGACGGCGATCGGTTTGTGTATTAAAACTCTGTTTCATCATTTATATTCGTGCCACCTGACTGTAATGGTCGGGTGGCTTTTTCGTCTGCGTTAGATCCTTCGGAACAAACTCGACGAATGCTGCGGTAATGATACTAATTGCATTAGAATCATTGTCTTAGGATTACGGAATTTCATTTTTAAATTCCGCTCACTCGTTTTCATCATTTTTATCGCCGTCACACCCTTATCTCATCTTGTTTCTGCCTTTCATACTGCGAAGGTAGTTTCCGCAATTGTCTGCTTTAACAAGGTCATGCACTCCGTGTTTCCAAAAAATTCTCCACACCTTCGGGTAGTAATTTTTTTAAGAAAACCTTGCAAAGCTAATTGCTTCTACTCTTCATGCAGTACAAAAGGCGAAACGATAGAGATGACGGGAATGAATCTCTCAAAAAAAAAATTCAACGAGTGAAAGTTAAATTAAAAAGGCTCACTCCAGTAGAATCAAAGAATAAAAAAAACTTAAAAATTTAAAATTATGTCGAACACATTGAACTACAGAGATTTAGCTTACAACAGCGTTAAAGGTTTAGACTATGATGAAATGTTACAACTCCAAGCCGAGACTGGGCTTTCACTCCGTCAAATAGAATTTATGTATTACAGATTTAACAACTAAAATATAGGAGATTGAAAAAATGAGAACAGACAACAAAAAACACGAGAACGCACAACTTAGACGCGAACAACTTAAAAAGTTATCAAACGATTTAAAACTTGCGAACGCATTACTAATCGCAAACGGAGAAAAGATTAATAATTTGCTGGTCGAGTATTATAGACAAAAGTTTGAGGTTACAGAACTTAAAACTTATGAGCAGTGGAAAAATTTCGGTTTCCAAGTAAAACGTGGCTCGTTGTCTTATATGGTATGGGGTACACCTAAAACTATTAAAATAAAAAATGATGCAGACCCAACCGCAGACCCAAAAGAGAAAGACGACTTTTTCCCGGTGTGCCACTTATTCGATGCGAAGCAGGTCGCACCTATAGAGACAAAAGAAAACTAATTTATTAACCCAATTTATTAACAATCAAATTTTAAAGTTATGAGTAACAAAAAAACAGCCGGAAAGGCACAGAATGCAGCAGCAGAAGCAGCAGCAAAAGAGAATGAAAACGGAGTCACAACAATTGAGAACACTCCAGCAGTAGAACAGGAAACACCGAAAGCCCAGACAGTGGGCGAGGTTATCGGCCAGGTGTTCAAGGATGCGGAAGAGAAGCAGAGAGAACTCGAACGCAAGCAGCATGAACTCGAGCAATGCCTCGCACAACTCGAGCACAAAAAGAAACTTTCTGAGCATCGTGCTAAATTCATCGAGACGGATGAGAAATTAAGCAAGGCGCTCGAAGACCTTCAAGGAGATGCGTTTGAGCATCCGCATTTTAAACTGGCGATGAAGACCTTCGACCAGTATAGAGATAGGGAAGACGTAGTCTCAATTAGTAACACCGATTTAATCCGTGAGTTTGTGCTAATGCTTCGTGAGAAGATAGCCGACAAAGTAACGGAGATTGAGACGGAACTCGTTCAATAGTCTCGCAATGGGGGCGACCACTCGCCCCCAAATTTTTTCGCTCGCTCGCCTCATATTTCGCAAAAGAGGGTCGCCCCCTCTCCATTTTTCGAGAGGGCGGCGCGGGGTCTTCCGACGGATACCGAGCCGATTTTTTCAAAATCGGCTCGGTAATTGATTGATTGTCTTTGGTTTCGGTGTTGTTTATCGTGTAAACAACAGATTATTTCAAAGCCGCTGCCGGTTTTCGCTCGAAGTCTCAACCGCCAGCGGCTTATATTGTCACTTATATGGAGGTGCTACATCATAATTTTGCACCTGTTTCAATTAACTCAATTAACGTAACTAAACCAAAATGCAATGATTCACGAAAGTAAAATTTTTGAAATTGTGCAGCAGCTAAAAGAGTTCTCGCTCAAGTTCGTTAGCAAGGCAGGCGAACTGGTGACTATTGACAGCTGCCGCTGCACCAGCTTCCACAGCTCGGGCAAAACGATGAACATCATCATCCCCGCCTCGGGGCTTGTGCGTAAAGTGACACGCAAATCGATTGTCGAAATCAACGGAGAGGAGGTTTTTGTATGATCGATGAGCTTAACGACAAAGTGGTTGAAATTGCCGACAACGTTTTCGCATGCAAAGACGCTTTGGCGGTGATCACCAAACACGACAGCTTTACGGTGTTCGACGAAAAACACCTGCGCCCGAAAACGGTGGCAGGCTACACGGTGGCACCATGGGGCAACAACAACGACCTGCCTCAACAGGTGATGGGCAAGATCGACGCTGCCGAGATTGTTGGCACCAACGCCAACTTCAACTGGCGTGTGGCCTACGGCCAAGGTCCGAAGCTCATGGAGGTGATTCGCGACCCTGAAACCAACCGCCCCAAGGCTTTCAAGGAAGTGCTCGACGGCGACGCCTACGAGTGGTTCCAGAAAAACAACATCCCGTTGCTGATGATGGAGATACTTACCGACCTCAGCTATTTCGGCAACGCCTTCCCGGTGCTGCTCACTTCGGCAAAACAGGCCGACGGCACTCGCAAACGCATCGACGGCATTGTGCACCGCGAGGCCATGTTCAGCCGCTGGGGACTGTCGGAAAAGAAATACATCAACGCACACCTCTACTGCGCCAAGTGGGACGACAACCCTATCGACAAAGACATTCAGAAGAGTTATGTGCTCAATGAGTACGACGCTGTTAACGACATCCGACAGCGCCTGGCTCTCGGCTACGACGCACGCCTCTGCTTCCCTATATACATGCCAAGCCCCGGACGCCCGTATTACAGCTATCCTTCGTGGTGGAGTGTGTTCCGCTCGGGCTGGTACGACAACCTCGTTTCGATTCCTAACCTCAAGAAAGCCATCTTGAAGTATAACCTCGGTGTGAAACACATTATCTACATCAGCGACGAATACTTCCGCGAGAAGGAAGAGATGCTCGGCATTGCGAAGGAAGACTTCAACCGCCGCCGCGAGCTTTACAACGAGGTGGTGAAGCAGATTACCGACGTGCTGGCAGGCGAGGAAAACGCAGGCAAGGCCATAGTGACAAAAAAACACCTCATGCCTAACGGCAACGGCATGAACATGGAAAAATACATCGAGATTGAGACCATTAAAAACGACATCTCGGGAGGCGAGTACCTCACCGACTACGAGACAGGCGCCAACATCATCTCATACGCCATGGACGTGCACCCAAGCCTCATAGGCGCCACACCGGGCAAAAACTCCAACTCGCTGTCAGGCTCCAATATCCGCGAAATCTTCATTATGAAGCAGTCGCTGTCGAAGCCGCTGGCATATCTTGCCCTGCAGTGGTGGCCAGCCGTGAGAGAAATCAACGGTTGGGACCGCAATCTCGAAATCATAGTTCAAGACTCATTATTCACCACACTTGACAACTCGAAATCGGGCGAGGTCAAGGTAGCAAACAACGTAACACAATGATAGTAAAGAATATAGCAGAGGGCAAACGGTTTGTGCCCTTCATCAACCTGACAGTGGCCAACGATCGCCTGGCCGACTTTTTCAGTCGCGCACAGCTTTGGCTCGTTGACAAAGTGATAGGCACCGGCATCGAGACAGATCTCAAAGCCGCCATACCTCAAAACAGCACCGACAGCCATGCGGACCTGCGCATGCACTGTCGCCGTGTGATCACCGAAAAGGCATTGCTCGACGCCGTGCCTGAAATGGATGTGCAGCTTACCGAAGCGGGGTTTGCGGTGCAGCAAAACGACAACTTTGTTCCGGCATCGTCGCAGAGGGTTGACCGCCTAATAGGTCAGCTGCAAACCAACCTCAAAACCGACACCGACGCCTTGGTTAAATACCTCATGGCCAAGAGCACTGGCACTGAAGCCTACACATCATGGCGCGGCACCGAGCAGTTTACACGCCTCACTCAGGCGTTTATGCCTGTAACGGAGTTCTATTGGATGCTCAGTCCTGAGCACGAGCCTGTGAGCTACGACCAGTTTTATGCCTCGCTGCCACGCATGGCAAGAGGCATGCGCACCGTGGCCGACTACTACGTGTCGATAGCCGAGATTGACCGCCTTCTGGAGATGTATCGCGACGACGATCTGCTTGAAATTCACAAGCGCGCCATTCGTGAGCTCCGTGTGGTGGCAATGATGGCCGACTTCAACCAGGAGCGTGCCCGTGCCGCTGCATCAAGAGCAAGAGACGTGATGCTTACGCAGCCCGACTCGTTTCCTCAGTTTAAGGCATCCGACGCCTTCACCATGGTAGGCATCAACCTCGATGCAGGCCGCACTGTAAACTTTGTGTAAGCCATGACAATAAACCTCAACATACCGCGAAGCTGGAAGGAAGTGACACTTCCTCAGCTTCGCATTTTGGCTGAGCACTCTTTGGCGCAGATGTCACGAGAAGAGTCGGCAATAGCACTGTTCTGCAAACTTGCCGGAGTGACCATTGTGCAGAAGCCTATGGATCAGGAAGGCAAGCTTGAAGGCATGCTGCGATGTGTTGATGCTGAAGGCAATAGCTTTAGCATCGACGCTGACACCATGAATGGCATGTGCCACACTCTTGACTGGTATTTCGACGAAATGCCATGCGACATTGTATGTCCGCTCGAAGGAGTGAACCGCTGGCTGCTCGAAACAAAGTTCGGCAAATACTTTCATGCCGACTCGCTGATGTTCGGTTTTTCGACCACAGGCAATATGGAGATGGTTAAGGGTGCTATGGCCGACCTTGGCGATGATCGACAGACACTGACCGAAGTCGATGCTGTGATGATGCACCTTTGGTGGCGTGGTTTCAAACAGTGGCTTACGGGTGAATACCCCGACGTGTTTGCAGGTGACAAAGATGATAACAGCGGTGGTGGCGTGTATGTGCCTATCAAGATACGCCAGAACATCATGCTGCTGCTTAACGACTGCCACCCGCAGGACAACGACGCCATCGAAAACTCAAACGTGCACGACGTGCTCTCGGCCCTGCAGCATCAGATTGAAGTGGCCAAGAAAGAAGAGGAGATGATGAAGAAATACAGAAGCTGACACAGCTTGTCACTCCCATGTCGGAGCTTCATTCTATCTTTGCACTGTTAAAAGAAATGCTCAAGTGAAAAAGACACTTTTTTCGGTCGTAACGATAACAACGGTCATTATCATAGTGGCTTTGATTCTGACCTCGTGCCGCGCCAAGCGCAGTGTCAGCACCACGCAGCACCAGCAAAGCGCGAGCACCTCGGCAGCAGAGACCCATAAAGCCGACAGCTTGTGGGCCTCTCTGCTCGAGCAAACCTACATCAAAATAGAATATTTCCAGCCGTCGGAGGGAGATACGGTTGATCATAATGAAAGTTTTAGTTTGGACAGCACTGTTCCTGCCTCGGTTACTCTGCAGGGCAGTGCTGTTGTTTTACCATCTCAAGGCAACATCAAGAGCATCGAGATAATCCATAAACAAGAAATGCAGACGGCGCAGACCACCAAGATTGACTCGGTGGCTGTTGCCGACACCTTTACTGAGAACTCAGAAACCATCGAAAAAGAAACCGCGGCTGGGCACGACTACGGATTTTTGGTATTTCTTGCCGTAGGCGCAGCCCTTGTCATAATAGGATTCTGTTACATTAAACTCCGATAAAAGATGAATTACGTTGACACTGAAAATCCGCGTTACAAGTACGTAGTGGGCCGCACTCTGAATGAATATGCGGTGATGGTGCTTGTGCTCTCGACAGGCGAGCGCCTGCCTCTTAACAAAGCTATTGCCGACCGCAACGACATTCAACTGCCCGACGGCGTGAAGCTTCACCACTCACAAATGTCTCCAGTTCAGAAAGAATTGGACAGAATTGCCGAACTCAACCGCCTTACGCCATGCCAATAGCCCGCGAATGCGACACCTGCGCCAATCACAACCGCTGCCACCCCGACTGGCAGAAGCGCACACAGCTTATGCACGACTGCATTCAATATCGCCCGCTCACTGTAGGCGACTTTGAATATCCGAAAGTGAACTTATTTTCATAATATATAGGTTAAAAGGTTTCATAAATTTTAGATTTTTGGTTCTGCCGCCTCCGAGCTCCCCGCCTGGAGGCGGTTTTTTTTATTGCTATTTTGAAAAAAAATAAAAATTTTTTCACTTTTTTCTTGACAATTAAAAAAATAGCCGTATCTTTGCAGTGCTTTACAGATGATAAAACATCACGCAGGGGCGGCGGAAACAGCCCAAGACATACTCTGGGGCTTTTTTTATTGCCTCAACCGAATATGACCCAACGGTCGCCTTTTCGTAGATAATTGTCCCCTCGTGGTGACGTCATCTGTAAAGCAGCGAAAACGGCGGCCGCTTTTGTTTTGTCGCCCACAACTTTAAATGCTTTACAGATGAAAACAAACACGACAGCTGCTCAGTCAGCAAAGAACCAAACCAAAAAAGGCTGGGGCTTCCTTGCCGCAGTCGGTATTACAATCATCCTCACAATTGATGGAAGTCTTATCATCACAGCACTTGGCATTGCTGTTTTTGCCATCGGCGCTTACAAAGGCGGCTGGATGGAGAAAGGAGTGCGGGCATGACTAAGACTGAAATTCTCTCCGACATCTGCTGCCTTGTGGCAGAAACAGAAAGTCTCAAGCAACAGCTTGACGATATGAGTAAGAAGCTGCAGACACTCGCTCAAGAGCTGTCACTCCTTTCCGAATAAATATCCTCAACTTTGCGCCATGGAAATGTACGCACAGCCCATAGTGGGCACATACGACTACAAGATGCCGAACTTCGACGGCACCTTCCGCTCATATCTGATGAAGGTGGAAGTGCTGGGCGAGAGCGCCAAACGCTATCTGATAAAGCTGCTCTGCCCAATCAACGGCCACCTTCCTCACGACACCATCAAGGTGATGAAACACAATGTGAAGCTGGAGGCACCGGAAACGGAACTCCGCCACTATGACTATTCAAATGCCTATTGGAATAAATAAAAAAATACCACATGGAATCAACAGCAAAAATCTTTATGATCGGCGAACGCCGTGAAGGCACTTCCGAGCGCGGCTCGTGGAAGCGTCAGGAAATAGTTGTAGAAACTCTCGAACAATACCCCACGAAAATGGCTCTCCAAATCTGGGGCGACGATGTTGATGTTGTCGGCCACCTTCGTCAGGGCGACATTATAATCTTCAGCTGGAGGGTTGAAAGCCAAGAGTTTAACGGCAAATGGTATACCGACATCCGTGCCTCGCGTCTGCGTTCGGCACAGCCGGTGCAAGCACCGCAGCCTCAGTACCAGGCGCCGGTGCAGCCGCAGATACCTCCGCAGCAGCCTATGTTTAACGGCGGCTGGCCAGAACCTAATCCGCTACCGTATTAACAAACCATTATCATTATGAAAAAGACAATACTCAAACACCTTCACCGCCCTCTGGGGCTTCCGGCTTTCCTCGCACCGTCGGGACTGCTCCTTGCAGGCACGCTGCACACGGTGAAAAAGCGTGTGAAGTTCCGCCCGAGTTGCAACTACAACCTCGGCGACAGCGACCAGCTCGACTGGAATAAGCTTTTCGGTGTTTGCTTCGGCATCCGTGGCATACATCGCAATTCGCTGCGCTTCGGCTGGCGCTACAACACCGACAAAGGCTGCATCGAGCTTTGCACCATAGTTTACCGTGAAGACGATGAGCCTCAGCGTGTTTACCGCGAAGACGTGGCACTCAACCAGTGGGGCGACTTTGAATTATCCTACCGCGTGGAGCCGTACTACATTGGCTACAACTTCCGCATCAACGGGCGCACAGTGCACTCGGGCATCATTCCCGCACCAGGCGCGCTCTGTTACTTCGGCTGTGGTCTCTACTTCGGAGGCAACCGCCGTGCACCTAAAACCATGACAGTTGACATCTGTAAGGCGTAATAAATAGTTTTTTTTCATTCTTTTAAATCTTGAAGTTGGGCCCTGCCACGAGTTGGCGGGGCTTTTTTTGTGTCACTTTTAGTAGTCGCCGTATTAATATCTTTGCATCGTTCTGAAAACCAAATAGGATATGTTGAATTTACAATACTTAAAAGAAAAACTCGTCGGCCAGCTAGACGGCATATCTGCCGACGACATCATTGAATCGGCTGCCGGCTATGACGGCATTGTGTCGCTCATTCAGATGAAAGGCATGGAAACCGCCATTGTGCTTGAGCACAACGAAGTGGGCGAATTTTCATTTCGCCCGGGAGGTTTCCAGCGTGCGTCACAGTCAATTTGGGTGATGCGTATGGTAGGCGCCGATACCGACCGCCGCTCAGTGCAGGATGAAGCTCTCGCACTGATGAAACGCATCCTCTCTGTGTTTGTACACTATGAACACGATGCAGAGCTCGGCAACTGGGAGTGGAACTCGGTGCCTTATGGCATACGCAACGCAGGTCCTAACTACACCGGTTATGAATTTACAATGTCGTTCAACGAAGATGTCAATTTGAGCTACACCGACAATAGCATCAACAATGGCGGACAGTCAGAAAATAGTGAATCTCAGGCAGTGGGCTGATATTACGGTACAGCGATGGGAGATGCGTGTGGCCAGACTGAAGTTTCTGCCTGATCACAGCGGCGATCTCCTTAATTCGTTCCGTGCCCATGTGGAGAAAGATGCCAATGGCGATGCGGCCAAAATATCGTTCACCTTTCTCTACTACGGCTTTTATGTCGATGCAGGTGCGGGACCGGGACAGCGTAAGCCTAAAAAATGGTTCAATAAAGTGTATTGGCGCGAGTTCAACCAGCTTGCAAGGCTGTTGACCGAACAATACGGCGAAGAAGCAGTAAACGAAATGGTTAAATCAATAGAAACACTCAGTTATCATGGCTAAAAACACACAGGAAGCCGAAGTAATCGTCACCCTAAACGGTGACCTCGCCAAGAAATCACTCGGCGAACTTGAAAAGAAATATCGCGACCTCGAACAGGCTGCTCTCGACGCTTACAAGAGCGGCAATGAAGCTCTCGGAAAGAAGCTCGACAAAGATGTGCAGAAGCTAAAGAAGTCGTTTGAAATCACCAAGAAAGAGACTAAAGCTTTTGAGGATGTCATTAAGAACATCAATAGCTCCAGTCTCACCGACCTCAACCGCGTATCAAAGCAGCTGCAGCAGGAACTTAAGAAGCTGGTTCCAAACACTCAGGAGTTTATCTACAAGTCGAAGCAGCTGCAGCAGGTAAACTCACGCATCGCAACCCTCAAGCAAGGTTTCAAGGGCGTGGTTGAAGAGCAGAAGAGAGCCACTTTGTCGATGAAATCTCTTTCAGAGAGCTTCAATAAATATTTCGGTATAGTGTCGGCAGGCATTGCCTCCATTACAGGCTTGTCGCTCGCATTCCGTAAGGCAGCGCAGGCTGCAGCCGAACTCGACGACCGCTATGCTGATGTGATGAAGACCACAGGTCTCACTCACAAGGAAGTGGAAGAGCTTGACAAAGCTCTCACCAATCTCGATACTCGCACCAGCCGCGACCAGCTGCTGCTGCTTGCCCGCGATGCCGGTAAGCTCGGTATCAGCGGCCAAGAGGATATTATGGGCTTTGTTCGTGCCGCCGACCAGATTCAAGTGGCGCTGGGCGAAGACCTTGGCGAAGGCGCTATCCGTCAGCTGGGTAAAATAGCCGATGTTCTCGGTTATACAGCCGACATGGGTATTGAAGACGCTTTGCTTTCAATTGGTTCGGCAATCAATGCTGTCGGCCAGGCTTCAACGGCCAGCGAAGGCTATCTCGTTGAATTCACCCAGCGAATGGCAGGCGTGGCGGCACAGGCTAACATCTCAGCTGCCGACTTGATTGGCTTCGCTTCAGGACTTGACCAATCAGCCATGAAGGTTGAAATGGCATCGACAGCCTTCCAGAAATTCCTCATGAAGATGTATGAAGATCCGGCACAGTTTGCCCGCTATGCCAAAATGGAACTGGCCGACTTCACTAATCTTCTGCAGAACGACGCCAATAAAGCAATTACCACCGTACTGCAAGGTCTTAAAGACCAAGACGGTTTCGCTTCATTGGTGCCAATCTTCAAAGATATGGGATTGGATGGAGCCAGAGCCGTCAGTGTTCTCGCTTCAATGGCTACCAACCTCGACGCCGTTACTGAGGCACAGGCTCTCGCTAACGAGGAATTTGAGAAGGCTACATCAGTCACTGAGGAATATGCTGTAAAGAATAATAACCTGCAGGCACAGCTCGAGAAAGCACGTAAGGAATTCACCAACGCCACGATCACTCTCGGTCAGTCGTTGAATCCAGTGCTTTTGAAATCGACCAAAGGTATTACATATCTCATCAGAGCACTCGCCACCTATGGTAAGGAAATACGCAATGCCATGTTGGCCGTCGCGGCTCTCACGGTGGTTGTTAAGGCTCACACAATTGCACAGGGAGTTGCTAATGCAACTATAAAGATCTACAACACACTCAGGGCAACCGGCACAGTGATTGTAAATGCAGCCAAGCTCGCATTTGCCAAGCTTACAGGCGCAACAGTGGCTGCTACAGCAGCGCAGCAAGCACTCAATGCCGCAATGAGCGCATCAGTGTTCGGTGTTATCGCTCTTGCCATCGCCGGTGTTACAGCTGCTATCACTCACATGGTTAAGAAACAGCGTGAAGCTCGCACGGAAGCAGCCTATATGGAGGAAATCAACAAACGTGTGGCTGATGATTACGCAGAGGAAGCCAGCAAGGTTAAAGCTTTAAGTAATATGGTACACAACAACACCATATCACTCGAAAAACGTCGTGAGGCTCTTGCCGAGCTTAAGAAGTTGGTTCCTGATTACCATGCTAATCTAACGGAAGAAGGCCGTCTTATCAATGATAACACCAAGGCACTCGATAACTATTTGAAGGTTCTTGAAATGACTACACGCGCTAAAATTCTCGAAGAAGAATATGCAGCAGCCACTGCAGAAGTCCTTAAAAAGGAACAGGCTCTTGAAGATGCAAGAGTACGTTCGGCTCAGGCACTGGCCAATGCAGGTGGTAACGAGGAAACTCATACCTTCAGAACGGGTTTCAATGCGAGAACAGGCGAGTCGTTTACAGCTGTTACAGGATTGACAGAATATGGCAAAGCACAGCAAGAAGCAAGCGAAGCCGCAGAAGAGCTTAATGCCGCTCTTGACAAACAATCCAAACTTATGGCTCGCATTAGCAAAGAAAGCCAGGTAACACCTAAATCGAAAGGTGACAATGGAGGCCCCAAACCAGATGCGCCTAATGAGGATGAACCGCTTGACGATAAGGCCTATAAAGCTGCTATTCAGGCACTCGAACAACAACAGCGTGAAGAGCAGAACCTTATTAAACGCAGTTATATTGCAGGCGAGCTCACTACCGAAGAGTATGAGCAGCGTCTGCTCGACATTAAAGCCGAATTCCTTAAAAAGAAATACGATCTCGCACTGGCCAATGGCAAAGACACATCAGCAATCGAGCAGCAAATGCTCGACCAGCAGATAAGCTTTGACAAGGCTGCCTATAGTAAGGAATTGAAAAACCTTGAAGCCGCACAGAAGCAAGAGGAAAACACCCTTAAGCAAGCCCGTGCAAGCCGTCAGATGTCGGAGCGCGACTACGAGTCGAACATGACACAGCTTAAGATGCAGTTCCTGCAGAAGAGGTTAGAACTGGTGCGTAAATACGGCCTCGACGACACTGCAGCGCAGCAGGCTATTATCGACGCTCAGATTGAGGCTCAGGAAGCCGCCATGAGCAAGCTCGAAAAGATGAAACAAGATGCGCAGGCTGTGCTCGACAAGCTTAATCCGGGCAGTGCCGACGCCCGTGAGCTCGAAAGCCAGCTGGCAGCACTCGACGAGTTGCACGAAGCCAAGCTGCTCAGTGAGAAGGAATATGAGGAGGCCGTAGCACAGCTCGAACAGGAATATGCCGAAAAGAACCTCAGGATGAAGCTTGAGAAGGCTCAAGACTACATCCAAAAGAGCCAGAGCTTCCTCAATGCCGCCGCAAGCTTTACAGGAGCCCTGCAGGATGCCGAAACCGCACAGCTGGAAGCTGAATACAATGAGCGTTTGGCAGCTGCAGGCAACAATGCAGAGGAACGCGAACGCATTGAGCAGGAATACGAGGCAAAGAAGCTCGAAACCCAAAAGAAATATGCCGATGTGGATATGGTTATCAACATCGCCAAGACCATTGCAGCCGGAGCTCTTGCCGCAGTGCAGGCTTTTGCACAGCTCGGTCCTATAGCTGGCGCTGTTATGGCTGCAGTGATAGCAGGCACCACCGCCGCTGAGGTTGCAACCATCATAGCACAGCGCAACGCCATCAAGAATGCCACCGTTGCCAGCAGCGGAGGCAGCGGAGGCAGTGGGGCAGGAGCCGCCACAGGGCAACGCACCGTTACAGGCTTCTCAGGAGGAGGCTACACACCAACCGACCGCAGCGACAGCCGCGCAGTGGGTATTGTGCACGCCAACGAGTGGGTGGCACCTGCATGGATGGTGAGACGCAATCCGGGCCAGTTTGCCGATCTCGAGCGTTATCGCCGCACCGGTCAGCACGCCCATGTGCGTGCCGCTGGCTTTGCCGAAGGCGGTTACACCGGCAACGGCAAAGACGCCACCTTCAAACTCGACACCACCGGCTTGAGTGCCGCAGTGGGTGCAGCCGTGGGTCAAGCCATGCGCGAAAACCCTGTGCGCTCTTATGTGGTGCGCAACGACATCACCGAATTGGACAATCAGGATCAACGTTTCAATAAACAGACATCACGATGAAGATAAAAACCGCCAACGGAGAGCTGGAGCTGCCGAAAGACTTCAGCATGAAGATTGAGAAAACCAACCCAATACTGTCGGACAAAGGCGACGTGTCGGTACCGGCCACGTTGCCAGCCTCGACACACAACTTCGAGGTGCTCGGCCACCGTGAGCGAATTGACCGCTCTACCCGCTACACCAATAAGTTTGACGCCATTATGAGCGTCGGCCCAATCACCAAACGCGGCCACCTCATTGTCGATACCATTCAGATACACAACGGCATCGACGCGGTCTTTGCCATGGACAACAGCGACCTCTACGTGCAGTATAAGGAGAAGACTATCAAAGAAATCTTCAACAGCGCCAACAACGGAGCAGGCTACATCGTGACACTCGGTAACACGCCAAACAACGCTATGATGGCGCTGCAGGCGGTTTATGAGACAGGCAACACCAACGGCGACTATATGATATTTCCGGTGGCTGTATCTCCTTACGAGAGCGGCGATAAAACGTATTATCAGTACAATAACGAGATTGACCAGAACAACAACCTCGTTTGGGGCGAGCGTACCGTGCACGAAGGCGACAAGCTTGTGACAGTGCCTTATGGTTATGGTATTTCGCCTTTTATCCGTCTCTATAAGATGATAAACATCATGTTTGGCATCTTAGGCTATACAGTTACATCAAATTGCTTTGCAAACAACGACTGCAAAAACCTTGTGCTGGTGAACAACTGTGCCGACACAATCTGCAAAGACATTGTTCATCTCAATTATGCCGACATGGTACCAAGCTGCACACTCTCGGAGTTCCTCGAGTGGCTTAACAACAAGTTTCACGCTCAGGCATTCATCAATAGCGACAGCCGCACAGTGAAAATTGTCAAGATGGAAGACATTCTGTCGAACACAGCTGACCTCGATCTGACAAATAACATCGAGGACGACCTCGCAGTGCAGCTGAGTCCTACAAAGCGCATAATACTTCAGCCTAAAGTCACTTTGGACGGTACGGAAGCGGCATCAGACGACATAGATGAGCTACTTGCCAAATATGGAGGTTATTATGTTGCAGTTACGGAGGCTGAATACGCATCATTGCTAATCGGTACACCGCTAAACAATCATGCTTACGACTGTTTGATTTTGCGCAAATCTACAGGCGACTTCTATGCTCTGTTCCGCGACATCAACGACAGCAATTATAAACAGTCGCCAGTCCACCTTGGCACCAACATTATGAAATATGACCGTAAGAACTCGGATGAAGAGGAAGAGTTTTCTGTAGAAGATGTCATTCCTAAAATGCTTACAAACGGAGCTTCGACAGTGCCATTCATCGGAGAGAGAATCCACTTCCATACCAGCTACAACGCTGAAACCAAAGATAAACAGGAAATTATCCTGGTACGTGGTATTTTAACGCCCGACATGCCAGCGCAATACGGCTACAAAACCACAGGCACAACACAGGATTATTATCCGGGTCAGGAATATAACGGAGTTTATGCCTCGGTCAATATTCCTTTCGGCTTGATGCCTCACCAGCTTTATTCTTATTTCTGGGAGCATTACAACAATCTCCTCTTGAACCATGCCACTCATGTCAAAGCACGTCTGCGCCTTGAAGAAGATAAGTTTTTGACTTATGATATGTCGCGCCTGAAGCTTTGCCGCGGTCAGAAGCTTCTGCCGGTGTCGGCAGCCGCCAATATAGGTGTAAAAATGGAAGCTGTCGATGCCGAGTTTATCATTGCGAAATCGTTTACTGACGAAGTGACCGATACAGCAGTTACACCAACGGCACAAAGCCCGTTGAAGTGGGAACTCACCGACGACATCGAGACAGCTCAGGAGTATTACAACAATCACGTTGCTTACGATTATTGGAAAAACGGAGTACACTATTACACGTCTTTCATCTCTGAGAGTTCATCAGCCACATATATCGACGATTTAGGTCTGTATTGGATGGGAGTACCGGCCGCTGTCAACGATAATAAGTATGTGACTCGCAAAATCCGCTATGTAATACATTATTGGAAACATGCAGGCGACATCACAAGCACAGACACGACAACAGCTGAAGTTGATGCCACCGTTACCTTTACCGCTGTCACTAACTCATAATAAACTACGATTATTTTTGCACCATCATGAACAGTTCAGATATAACACAAAAACCAACAGCCGACGCCACCTACGCGCTCAATACGGTGCCTGAGATTCAGATCTCGACAACCGAAACAATCACCGCATCAATAAAACTGGTGGATGGCTCAAACTTCTTTGTCGGCACATATATCCCCGATTTCAGCAACAAGGTCTATATCGACTTTGCCGACCTCTATCAGAGTAAGCTCTCGACAGCCATACCCACCGACGGAAACTACACCGAACTCTTTAATGCCAACTACCGTAAAAAATTTACGGTAACCCTGCAAGGCACCACAGGTAGCGCCGTAACCGTGAGTTATTATGTGTGCAACGCAAAAATTAAGTCGAGCTCTACTTTTGAGGAATGGAGCGGTACACACTTCCTCACCAACCAGGCTGTTGAGAAGTTTACCAACTACGAGAGCAAGGAGTTCCTGTCATATCTCGACTATGGCGGCAACACAAAGCTCAAGGCGCGATTTTACGAGTCGGACAGTACGCCTGTTGATGTCAATGTGCTTCTCAACGACACGGCAGGCTGCCTGATAGTTGACGTGAGTTATTCACGCCTTATAGCACTGGCCAACCAGCTGCCGACAGGCTTAAAGGGCTACTACGACCTGATGCTTTACAACAGCAAAGATGTATTACTCGCCACACAGCGTTATGTGTATCGTGAAGCTACCGGCAAAGAGAAATATTTCCTCTTTGTCAACGCTCTTGGCGGCATCGATACAATGATATGCACCGGCAACAACACTCTCATGCCTGAATCAACTCACAACATAGGTCGTTTCGGCAATCTGTTCGTCGCCATCGATGACACCGACGACATGCGTACCTGGGAGCAGAAAACAGGCTGGTTTGAGCACAAACAGCGCAACTGGGTGTATGAGCTGCTGCTCGCCAAAAAAGAAGCGGTGAAATATGATCCTGATAACGCTTCATTCCAATACATCGTTGTAACGAGCTCAGATATAAGCGTCAGCGATGAGAAGCGTCTGACCGACGCATCATTCAAATACATCCTCACCGAAGATTCAGCCGCCGTGGGCGATGATGAGACTCCGTCGAACAATGTGATCCATAATTCGACTGTTGAGAAGGAGGAAGAGATGGCCGACACAACAATATCGGAAGAAAAGCCACTTATAAGCGGCGAGACTGAGGAAATCACCGTCGAAGCCACAAAGCTCTTCGTTTACTATGAGACAACATCCGACACTGTTTCATCAGAACCGGTGTATTACTACATCAATGGTTCATCGACAGCGGCTGGCAGCTTTGTGCCTGACAACAGCGGTGAACCTGTTATCATCGAAATAGAAGAGGGGCAAACAATCACCTTCGGCACTCAAAACACCACAGTTAGCAAGATTATAGTCAGATATTACGCATAATCAATCAAAAACCATAAACCAAAATGTACAAAACTCTTACAATTTCAACAGGCCAAACACTCGCAGGAATAATTGCCGGAGTGATGAGCTATTTCGTGCACAACATCCTGCCCCTTGTGGTGTGTGTGATCATCTTCGAAGCTGTCGATTTCGTGACAGGCGTATGGAAATCAAGGGTACTCGCCAAGCGCAACGGCGAGAAGTTCGCTTTCGAGTCCGTGAAAGCGTGGCGTACCATCTACAAAATCGTGTTTATCCTTGCCGGTATAGTGCTGGCCGAGATGCTCGATGTGGTGACTACCGACTACGATTTGCGCCTGGCTCACTTCTTTACAGCCTTCTGCTGCGGTGTCGAATTCTGGAGCTTCTTAGAGAATGCCGCCGTTATCAGCAATCATCCGATATTCAGGTGGCTTAAGAAGTTCATGAAAGAACGCATGAAAGACCAAATTGACACCGACAAATACACAGAAAATGACAAAGCAGCAAATTCTAAATGACAAAATGTTCAAATTCAAGGGATTTGAACTGGTATGCCCACACATCTACAGGCGTTTCGGCGAAGCTGCTTTGCTCCAGCTTGACATTCGTCTGCTTGAAGTGCTTCTGTGGATTCGTAAGGATCTTGGACTGCCTATGACAATCAACACATGGAAGGCAGGCGGCAACCTCTCTCAGAGAGGAATGCGCTGCAATCTGTGCGAGAAAGTCAAGGAAAAAGACTACGCCTATCTCTCGGCACACATCTTCGGTCAGGCAGTCGATTTCAACGTCAACGGTATGGATGCCAAGGATGTGCGTAAGTGGATAGACGATAACAAAAGCGGCCTTCCGCATCCTATTCGCCTCGAACGTAAAAACAACGGTAAGGAAACAACATGGGTGCACCTCGACATCCGAAATGAGACTTCTGAAAAGATAGTCTATTTCGATGTTTAAGGCTGTCACTGTCAAGGATTTTGTGAGGCATATTTTTGCAAAACCAAAAACAAGAATATCATGATCGAATTGTCAGATATTAACTTCTCAATCGGCAGCGTCAATCCTTCAGGCATTGGCGATACTATCTATTTCATTCCTCGAAAAGATATTATCGCCTTTCCATGGATCACCGATGAGATGGACGAAGCCATTTTGAAAGATGGCTATTCCAGCTACGGCAACTTTTTGGGCGACGACCGTGAGGAGGACAACCACTTCATTTTGCATGAAGGCAAATACTGGTATCGTATGTACACGACCCAGGGCAAGAGCAAAATGTCGTGGGATGTCACCGGCGAAGTCGACCATAAGGTCGTACTTAACAAGGCTCAGTTCTACTATCCTAAGCTTAACGTTCTGATAGTGACCCTCGCAAAGATGGCAAACAACGGCGACTTTGTTTTCGTTGTGCGTCATGATGGCCGCTACTACGTTGTAGGCTCAAGGAAATATCGCGCCACTTTACAGCTTGAAGGCAGCAGTGGCGATGCAGCAGGCAGCGCAAAAGGAGTCACCATCAACGTGGAAAGCGCCGACACCACCCCTCTGCCTGTTTACAAGGGCGCACTCCTGATGCAGCAGGGTGTAATCAACTGCGAAGACAACACATTTACTAAATACAGCGATATGGCAACAAATTTCAAACAAACTTACGCAATCACAGGCGGTAATACCGTCGTGTTCAACGCTCTCTCCAACGAGGGCAGAATTCACTTGGAAGGCACTGGTTCAATCACACTGGACGTCAGTGTTGATGGGACGACATTTAAAAACGTCTCTCACTCAGTAGCCTTCGAGAACGGCAAGGCAATCGTACCATGCCAGTTCATTATCGGCGATGTCGTTAAGATCTGCGCCACAACAATCACAAAGTGCATAGTCAACTGGAATCACGTCAATGCGGCAGAAAGGGTCTAAGCTATGGCAGGAATTAACACTTTGGATGGCGGCTTCGACGGTATCAACGGAAATACCGGCGGAAGCGTAACGCCAGAAACAGGTTCCGTACACTATGACATCAATCAGAGCTTGAGCACCGATGAAAAGAACCGTGCCAAAGCCAACATTGGTGTTGACTACTCAGGCAAAGCTGACAAAGTCGGCAGTGCTACTAATAACAATCTTGCTGCACTTAACAGCAACGGCAACCTCAAAGATTCAGAAATTCCAGCAGATAATGTTGCACAAAAGAACGGATCATATGACAATATGACAGTCGGCGCTTCAAAAAACATTAAAAGCTGGGAAGGCGAGTCTATGACAACCGACTATGTGCAGACTTCAGCGGTGGAAACCACAGGCGGCACGATTTCAATTGACAGTTCTTTGCCTGCCAATTTAAAGAGTGTAGTACCGACCACCGACTTCTTCGCACAGAGTCTCATCAGCACAGGCTTCAACCTGTTACGCAGAGCAACGGCTGTCGGTGACGGCTGGTATTTCGAGGTGCCACATTTGGTCGCTACCGATGCAAGTATCGGAACGGCATTGCAGAATAACGGCGTTCTTTTCACAAGCAGCACTCACGAAAACCTCACTCCGACAGTGTACTTCAAGCCGTTGGCAAGCGGTGTTCCTACCACCGTTACCGACGGAACAGCTGCGACATACACCGACAAGAATGGTCGTCGTCACTACACCACAAGCGGCGCGGGCTACCTCATCGTAAGCGGCATCGACAGGGCTTCTGTGTGCGCTCACATTGGCTGGAGCCGTCGCTATGACGACTATATTGCCGTTGACGCCGCAGGTGACGCAGGCGCAGCCGTCGATTTGGCAACAGCAATTCATTCACTCCACAGCTTCGACAAGATGCTTGTTATCGGTGCTCTCGCAGATAGCATTGAGCGTACTGGTGCTAATGAAATCACGTGGCATCGTCGTATCGACCGCGTACAGCCTACGTGGACAGATACAGCCGACGAAGTGGAGGAGGGCGAGACACAGACCTACACACACACAGCCGATATCAGCGCTATAAAGGCAGGCGGTGCAGCTCAATTCGAGACAGCGAATATCGGTCTTGCAGTGAATGGCACAACAATCAGTTACACCGACACCAATGCCACAGCATCAACAGACTATGTAAAGTTCGAACTTGCAGCCGAAGTTACAGGCACAGCCGCCATCAGTAGCGAGTTTGCTTGCGAGGACTGGGGTCTTATCATCCTTCGTGGAGCAACAGGCACAGCCGCCGTGTCAATCGGATATGCACAGAACGTACCTGACAACTTGCGTACTTCACTGCCTATCATCAACGACTTGCATCATTGCACAGGCAGTATCAGTCAAGGTTACGGACTTTGCACAACAGGCACGTACACGAAAGACAAGACCGTTTACATCCAACATTTTCTATTGTTGCAAGGCGGCGTAATACACGTTCTTTTCACAACGCCAATCAATACCGAGCTTACTACACTGAACGTAAGCAACACAGGTGCGAAGCCATTGCGTATTCTTGGACAAAACCTTCCAGCGGGCGTAATCAAGGCACAGACTTACGCAACAGTGGCATACGACGGCGTGGCTTGGAATATTGTCGATATGTTCTGTCCTGACGCAACCTTCGACCCAACAGAACTCGTCGTCGATATGGGCTTGACAAGCGGTGTGAAATGGGCTGCGAGAGACCTTGACCTTACAAAGGCAGGCGGCTTCTGTGATACCCCATTCACATACGAAAAGAGCTTCTTCAGTTGGGGCAACATTGACGGTCATAACCCAGTGGCTGGCAGCTTCGCCAATGTCTATGACTGGGGTAGCGTCAATGCTCAAGAGCCTTGGTATGAAGGTCAGCCTTATGGCTCAACTCCAGGAGCATCGCTCGTAGCAGATATCGCTGTCGGCGAAACATACGACGCCGCTCGCGCAAACCTCGGCGCTCCGTGGCGTTTACCTACCACAACTGAATATGCCGAATTGTTCGCCAACATCGACTATCTCAATGCTGACGGAACGGTAAAAGATGCCGCAGAGACAAACAAACTTTCAACCGTTAATGGTGTCACAGGTTTGTGGCTACAAAGTAAGATTAATGGTAATAAGCTCTTTTTTGCTTGCTCTGGC